GTTCGGAACGCTCAAGCATCGACTCCAGCTCCATGCGCGCCGTATCGCGGTCAGGCTGCTTGTAATGCGCCTGATTGAACTTCTGCGTAGGCGAATCAGCCTTGTACCCAGTGTCACGCGCCGTATGCCCATGCTCGTCGAGCACCGGGCCAAGCTCGCCATGCTGCGTGACCTGCACGCGCAGCTTGTACAAGCCTTCCGCGTCCGTGCCGCCAGCCTTCCGGTACAGCTTGTTCAGATCAAGATTGTTCAGGTAGGCGCCGGGATCATGGTCGCCAAGTATCGGCATCACCGTGCAATGGCAACGGTCATGCATCGGCTTCGGGCTGCTGATCTTGTACACCTGCGTGGCCGCGACAGCGCACAAGCCGCATGTTCCCGTCTTCGACAGCTCCGGGTGGATGACGCGACGGTAATACGTCACGCCGGCACGCTTGTACGTGGATCGCATCCCGTCCTCGCCAGCGCGAACCGCGTCGGCGTCCGTGACGGTCTCCAAACGGTTCTGCGCCGAATCAAGCCAGCTATTGACCAGCTTCCAGTCCGCCTCAGTGGGCTTCGGGAACGTCAACGGCTTCACGTCAGGCGACTGCATCGCCATATGCCGGTACTGCCCCACCGGCTTCAACGCGACCTTCCACGGATCCGTGTTCGCGCGGGTAGGCGCCCAGCTCAAATCGACCGGGTCCACCTTGCCGGAGCCGAGCAGCTTCAAGGTCTGCGTTCCAGTGGACTGTCCGAAGCGGCGCAACGCCTGCGTTCGCACGATATCCCTGTAGGCCAGATTGCTCGCGAACCCCTGCGTCACGCCATCATTCCACCAGTCGGAAGGGGTGAGCGTGCTCCACATTCCCCACGCATCCCGCACGGCCTTCAATGACTGCGAGGCGAGCACATTGTCGTACGCGTCAGACAAGCGGCCAAGCTGCGCGTATAGCCGGTCTGCCATCAGACGCCATCCTGAGACGATGCTATGTCATCGGCCACGATCTGATCCGCCTGCTCCGCAGAAGAAGACGAAGCATCAGACAGGCTCACGGCATCGCTGTCATCCGCGCCGCTCGCACCATCCTGCAGAAGCTGCGCGTCCATCTGCTGCTGAGCCTCCAGCACCTCCTGCTGGTTCATGCCCAGCACCTTCGTCCAGATCGTCTCACGCGGCAGCACCGTCACCAACTGCGACGCATCCTGCGCAGGCTGCTCGAACTGGACAGGCTGAATAGGAAGCCACAACGTCTCGAACTCATTAGCATCAGCATTCCCGCTGCCGCTGATTCCCAACGCCATCTTCATGACAGCGACCAGCCCATCATCGGCACGATCATTCAGATCCTCGGCCTTGAAAATCACGCTCTCGCGCTTCAAATCAGCGCCGGAAGCAGAACCGCCCACATCGCTGCTGTTGATGCCCAACGGGGTCATCGCCACATCGGCCAGCGCCTTCATGTCGCTGGTTATGACGCCATTCAATGGCGTGATGTCAACAGTCTTCGACTCCCACACGTCAACGCCTTCAGGAAGAAGCCACAACGCGGCCGGCGACTGCTCGAACATCTCCGACATGTCAATCGGATCGCCAGCCCGCTTCAAACCGGCAACGACGGCAGGATCATTCTCCTTGTACGTCGTACGCTTGAACCCTTTCAACGCACGCTGGATGAACGCCTGCATCATCGTGATCGTCACACGGTCGAAAATCTGCTGATCGATACGATAGATCGACGCCAAATGCGCCTCGAACAAGCCCTTGCCGTCAGCCGTGCTGAAACGCCACAACGGCAACGTCTCATTAGCGAGCGCATACCCAAGACTCTCTCGCGCTCCGCCGTCCCACTGGAAATCATTGCCGAACTTGTATATTTTATCCGTCTCGCCATTGGCGAGCGCGTACACGCTATCGTCATCGCTCTCTTCGAGAATAGAACGGGTGGCTGATTCCGAATAGGCGATCTTGTAGTAGACGTTCGAAGGGTTCCCGTCACCATCTCGTTCCAGCCGGTACAGAGTGATAATGTCCCGCTTGGCTTCATCGTCGTATTGGTAAGTGATTGCTGAATCATGGCTGCTGTCCATAGCGCATTCCCACGGGGAGCCTACCGTTACCAGATCGGAGCCATGCCCTTCGCTCACGAGCATGTAGGCTTCGCCGTACAGGTTGCGCAAGTGGAACAGGTTGCGGGCCTTGATGTTCATGTGGCATTGACGCCACATCTGGTCGGCTTCCGTGCTGCGCGTGGAACTGTCCGATATGAGCCGGAACCCGTTCGGACGCTGACGAACCGTCACGCTGTCCACCATCGGCTTGCTCACGTTCAGCGAGGCGATAGCCATGTTCCGCTCATACACTTCAGCAGATTTCAAGCCACGCAACGCCTTTGGAACATGCTGTCCGGGCACCTTCTCCCGGCCATCGTATATCGTCTTCAACTGGGCGAGCATCGGAAGCCGGTTCACGAGCTTGTTTGCCAGCCTCGTCAGCAGCAGGCTATCCGTGTCATCCTCCGCAGCATCGGAAATGAGATTCTCAACAGCAGCCATAACACCAGCCTTTCTATGCTATCCGGAACGGGATGAAGAACGAATCCTCTTCCTCTTCCTCCCCGACCCTGGCGAGGAGCTTCATGCGAGCCGCATAAGCAAGAATGCCCGCCATGGCCGCGTCTATCTTCTTCGGACTATTCGGCGTCTCCTTGAACACCAGATAGCCGAACGAACGATCACGCCGACGCGCATTCCTGAAATGGTTCACCAGACGCGGGTCCGCGAACAAGGCGATATCGCCCGGCTCGGGAGGATCATCCGCGCCTACCTGCTCCCAGTCGAACTTGAAGTTGCTTGCCATCGTCACCAGCATCTGACCTATATCACGCGACCAATTGTTTGTGAAATAGCGGATAGCGCCACTATTGCGGCCGCGCGGAAACACCTTCAAACGGTCAGTGAACGCAGACTCCCACGAGGCGATCATGCTTTCCCACGGACTCACATCCGCGAAGAAACCGACCACGTTGTAATGCTCGAACATCCAACGCACCTTGCCATCGAACGCATCACGGTCAACACGCCACGACGCCTTCTCCTTCGCCTCATCCGGCTTCTGCTCCAACTTAATCAGGAACAGGAGGCCATCACGAACCCTGCAACCCACCAACGCGGTCGAATCATCGGAAACGGAGCCATCGAAGCCAAGCGTGATCTCATCATCATGACCGACGACGCGCATCCACGCATTCTCAGGATCATGCTCCCAATCCGCCTGCTCGAACACATCCGGATAAGCGAGATGAGATTGAAGATCCTCCTCAGGTATCCACGCATCCGTCACGCTCGTAAGATTGTTCAAGTAGTAGCGGATGGAATCAGCCACATCAGTGGACGAGTCGAGAATATCGTTCTTCGGCCCCTCCAACTCCATCCACCCATCCTTCGACGGACCCGGCTCAACGCCTGGAGAGCCAAGCGTATACCCGTCATCAGTAGCCAAAGTACGCGGGTCGACAGGCTCAATCCTCCCATCGGGAAGAATCAGATGATCCTTGCCATCATGCGATTTCGCAACCGACCCATAAGCCTCCATCAGGCCATGCATCAGCTTCTTCTCGTCGCTTATCTCGGAAAGCTTCAGATTCGCATAACGGTGGTCAAACAAGACACGCTGCTCATGACGACTCTTATGCTCAGCAACCGCCCACGCCTTACGGAACGTCGCCTCAGCGACACTCTCCTCGCCCGGACGGAACATCGTCGTCGTCTCCAACAGCCACGGCTGGTCAGCAGAACGCTTCGACAGATTGCGCTTCAACGTATCGAACGCGCTCCACAGCTTCGGAGTATTGTACAAATGCGTCTCGTCAGCCAGAAGAAGCGTCTGCAACCCGCCATCAGAAGACTTGCCGCCAGTCGTAACCGGACGAATCACGCCCCCGTCAGGCAAGCCGATACGAGTATTGCCAGGGTCAAGACCATAGCCGCGAAGCTGAGCCAAAGGCCCAGCCTCACAGTTGTACAGGATCACACTGTAAATATTCCCAGTCTGCGATTCGGCTGTAGCTATGATAGCGATATCAGGGCCAACAATCGGACGCCCAACAGGCTCACCCTCCATATAATGGTAAGTATGCCCAAGGAACGTATACGTCTCGCCCTCTTCGGCCCAATGATCGAAACGGCAAGGCGCAAACCCCTCGAACAAGGCGATAAGCGCCGCAAGACCACTCTT